AGCGGGACGGTCAGCCGTGGGACACCGTGTTCCCGATCATCGGGGTGCGCTACCCCGAAGCCGAAGCGATCCGAATGGCGGCGGCTGCAGATCGGCTGGAGGTCGCGATGGCGGCGGCGCGGGAGAAGGCGAAGGCTGAAGCGAAGGAGGATTTCGAGACCATTGCGCCCTTCCTGTTTGAGGGGTGGACCGATGAGGCCATCGCATGGCGGAGGAACTCCTCGGATCTGCGTGATATGCGGTTGAACCTGAAGCAGGTCGCTCGGATCGTGGAGCAGGTGAAGGCTGCGTATGCGCCACCGTTCTAACCCGATTAGGTAAATCAACCCCCGTGTGGTATTCTTTAGATGTCAGAGAGCGGAGGATCGGGAAGCCGTTCACGGGACAGGGAAGGCAACGAGTAGGGCTGATCCCCCCATCATCTCGTAAAGGGTGCTAACTCACTCTCGGCCACGCACCGAGACTACAGGAACCCCCGAGTAGGCCCACAGCGTGAACGGTCCCCCGATTCTCCGCCCACCACCCACCGAAGGAGCCCCCATGCCCGCATTCCCCGACGCACCCCCACCCGCTAAAACCCCCGAACGGTGGGCACAAAAAGCAGCCTTCGTCCGAGCACAACTCGAAGCATCCCGCCAATTCCGCATCGACAACCCCGACCTCGCCGACACCGACGGTTGGGCCGACGCGACCAGCGACACGTTCGACGGATCCGACTAACCACACCCCCCACATGTCACACTAGAAACACCTCACCCTAGGAGCCATCATGCCCAAAGCCCTCACCGACGATCAACGCACCCTCCGACCCGTCGACCCAGCGCAACGGATCCTCTTCACCAAATGGGATCAGAATCGTGACGTGATCACCTTCGTCGGTTTCAACCCCAAACCGCTTTCTGATGATTGGTCACAATGTTTGGCCGTCTCCAAGAGCGGCATCCCCCTCACTGTCCGCGTGCGGCGAGCAGACTGCGGACAAGGCTGCCGGTGCGCTGGAGAATATGAAGTCCTGCAACTGGGATACGCTGTCACCTCCGAACAATTAGGGCAGGTGACGGTCTGAGATGGATGTTACGAGACTTATTCAAATCTTGTGGATCGGCTGTTCGGTCCTGTTCATCGGCTACGTCGCCGCCTGCGTTCTGCTCGGAGCCATCGCCGAATTCGTTGGACGAGGATCAGCCAGCCCCGACGATGATATCGACGAGATCCACCCCGACGATCACTACATCGCATGGTTAGAGGCAACATGGCGACACCCGAGCGGTAAGATGTAACCCATGAATGCGCTACTCATCACCCCCGACAGCACAATCACATCGCTGCACATCAATAACCTCGATGATATTGAATCAGCCATTGGTTTCTACGCTCAAGGCCAAAAAATGCCCGAGAATGGGATCAGCATCTGGTATGCCGAAGCAGAAGATTCCCTCGGATTAGATGTCAACCCGATTGGTAGAAAGTTGCTGCATGGGTTTGATGTTCACGGGAATGTGGTGCTAACTAATGTGCCAGATGGTTGGAAGCCACCTACTGATTGAGTGTCTTCACCCATGCTCGACCAGCATCGCCACCCCACGCATCCCACGCCACCCGACCCGGTGACGGGTAACCCGGATCGCCAGCGTTGAAACCGTCGGCCTGCCCATCGACTGCATGGCGAGCGAAATAGGAACTCATGCGCTGCACCGTGTCGGCACTGATCGGCTCTCCAGCGGCGAGTTGTTGAGCCCGGATCTTACCGACACTGGTGAACCCGTCTCCTGCTTTCCCATCGGCGATCCATTGCAGGGCACGGGCTGCAGCATCTTGCACCCCTTGCGGCGGGGTCATCGCGGCCTTGGTCACCGTCTCTTGCCACCGTCGAGGGTTTGAGTGTGAACACCCGAACGACCATTTGATGCTCGATTCGATGCTCGCATCACATCCATGTGATGATCTATCGAATGGGTTTGAGCATAATAATGTGGTTTACCGTGGCTTGGTGATCCCGGCGCATCACGCAACGGAACTGAACCATCCGGTCTAATCGCGTGCCTCGTGATTGTTTGCTTACCGTTCGCGTGATGCTCGACCTTAGAGATCCGAGAATAACTGGGCTTGGCGTAAGGGTTATTTGCATCATGAACCATGATGTCCCCAACCTTAACCTCTGAGGTTGGGATTCTCGTAGGTCGTTGCCCACTAGCATGCGCTGATTGGGGGCTCGCATGTCCACCATACGTGTATTGATTGATGCCGGTCGGGTTCGCCTTGACAACCCCGTTATAGGCTGACTCGAACGGGTTCGGTTCCCCACCATCATGGACCAGAATACTCATCGTCCACCCCGCACCCAACCGGCACTGCTCCCCTTACCAGTCTGCTTCGTCACCGACGTAACATCAGCACCATTACCCTTAGATCCAACCCGCAACGTCACCGTCGATCCGACAACCGATAAGACCCGAGCAGACGTGATCCGACCCGACCCATTACGATACCGGACCCGAGAACCCACCCTCGGAGTCGCTGCCATCACAAGCCTCCCTGTAGCCAGTAATTCGATTGACCGACCTGCAATGGGATGACCGGGATCGACTCCCGACCCTTCGCAGGCTCATATAGGGCCAATAATACTGCTTCGGCTCGGTCAGGTGACCCGACGCCACGACGTTTCATTTCCATCTTTCCCTCAATCTGGATCCGGCCAGCCGAATCAGATTTGAACGTCGGACCCGCTAACTGTGCCATCACCTTACGATCCACATTCAGGCGCACGGTTTGTGGTTGATCGGTTCCGGGCTGCAACAGCAGGCGACCGTTCCACCACATCTCGGCTCGCTGATTCTTAAACTTTTCAGGATCGTTGGCGCGTTCGGACACGTTGATGGGGAGGATCTTGGCTCGATGTTTGCCTTCCTTACCCCATGTTTCCAGAATGGAGACGACTCCCCAACCCACACCAATCGTGTCGATCTTGACCACGATCGGATCTTTCACGCCACGATCCTCATGAATTTTTACGGCATCATCGATGTGGCGTAGCACGACCCCGGCCACGTCGACTGCGTTCTGGTTGGCTAAGCCCGAGGATCGGTGTTCGATGCTGACGGTGAACCCGTCGGCCTTAGCGATCACGAATTCGTCACCACCGTCGGAGGCTACGTCCACGCCGAGCCGGATCCGTTCCCCGAATGCGGGATGCTCATTGTCTGCTGCGGCTTCACACCATGCGAAGGGGATCACTTTGTTGGCGGTGGCGCGGGGGAAGCGGGCGAAGACACGAGCCTCAACGAATGGAGAGTCTTCTCCGAATTCGGAGATGACATCATCAACCCACCGAGAATCGACCAGATGCGTACTGATCGGATGCGGATCCACGAACGGTGGACATGACCGGCAGATCCCCACCTCTTCGCCCGTAAAGTTCGGCGTATCATATGCGCCGATGGGGATCACATTGTAGAGCGGCGAATTGCAGCAGCGTTCAAACCATGAGTCTTCATGATCGGTGGGTGGATTCCCTAACAGGAGCAGACGAGTATGTCCACCTGTCATCAATGCTTCCAATGCTTGCCCGACTACTTCCCCGATACCACCGGCCTCATCCACGACGATCAGCAGATGGGGCGCATGAATACCTTGAGCCGCTGACTCATCATAAGGGGACGGGCTGAACCCGTACGATACGATGTCGCCGTTGATCTTCCACGTCTGCGTCAACACTTCACCGGGAAGTTTGGCTTGGATCGCACACTTACGGATGTGCGGCCAAATAATGTTGCGTACCTGCCGATGGGTGGGCGCAATCGTTACTGCCATCGCCGTACCCGGTGGATGCACCGCCACCCACCATGCCACGATACGAGCCGACAGGTGCGATTTTCCGGGGGCGTGACAGGCCGGGACGGCGGTACGTTGATTATCGATCACCGATTGGGCGATATCGCGTTGCCGTGACCAGAGCGTTTCGCCGAGCCCCTCGGTGATGAACCCAATCGGATCCCCATCATACCGGATCCACGGATTCGACACTTCCGCATCGAGGATCATGCCGACGGCTAACTTTTCCTCCGGGGTCAGGCCCGTATAGATCGCTAACCGTTCATCGGGTTCAGCCTGCAGGAGTCGATCAACGATACTCACGTCGACTCCTCCTCATCGGTGAATAGGAGCGTGGACAGGATACAGACACAATCCTGCCTGAGATCATTGCACACCAAACAGACTCTATTGGGCTGCGCTGGCCGCATCCATCACCAGTTGCGTCAGGTGCGGGATCAGTGAAGCGACTTCCCCGTCGAGAATGATCGTGATCTTCCCAGCGGTTTCCACATTGTAGGCCGTGACCGTGAACGTGTGCGCGGCGGTCAACTGGATCGGTTGTGTCGGTTCGGGCATGCTCATGAGGATCCTCCGATTTCTAGTTTACGTTGCTCAGTGATCTTAGCGATTTTGCGTTCCAAATCTTCGGTGGACACATCAACCCGGACGGGGCCACCTTCACTGCCGGTAACTTCATGTTTGGTTTGTCTCGCCCAATTCTTGGGGGCGGAGCGTTCCAGATACCATGCGGCGGCTTGCCATGTTCCTTCGGCGGCGGCGCGTTGGATGACGCCGATGGCGCGTAACCGGGCGGAGGCTCGGGCCTTTTCTACTTCCTGCATGAATTGAACATAAATCTCTTCTTCTGGGTTGGGGTCGCTGTCGGGGAAAGCGGTTTGTCGATCAATTTCTTCTCGCCCTCGGGTGAGCCACTTGTAGACGACTCGTTCACTGATCCCGGTGTAGGCGGCAGCATCTTCGATGACGGTGCCGGTTTTGAGGGCTTCGACGAATGCTTCCTTGATGGTTTCGTCGAGGATCGTTTTGCGTCCGCTGCGTTTGTTCCCTGCCATGTGTGGTGTCCTTATTCGGTGATGCTTGCGGGGGGGAGGCCGAGGTGTTCGGTGATCTCGGTGAGGGTGGTGTGGTTGGCCCATCGTTCGATGTCGTGGCGTGGGTGGCGGAAGGCGTAGTCGCCGATGCGGCAGGTTGTTTTCCCGGAGAGGTCGGGGCCGGGACGGCTGGGGCCTCCTCCGAGGAGGTCAGCGAGGTCGTCGGTGCCGTAGCCGGTGCCGAGGGGGTCGGGCAGGCTGGTCAGTAACTGTTTGAGTGCATCGGTGTCGTAGGTGGCTTTGTCGGCGGTGCGATTGTCGACGAGGACGATCTTGGCGGCTTCGGTTTCGTCTACGTCGATGTAGGTGACGGCGATCTCGGTCCAGCCGAGCATTTTGGCGGCTTGGTAGGTGTGGTTTCCGGCGAGGATTTGCCCGTTCTGGTTGGCGATGATGGGTCGGTATTGGCCGAGGGTGTGGAGGGATTCGCTGATCGCTCCGATGTCTCCGGTGCGAGCGTTGCCGGGGTAGGGGGTGAGGTGGGTGAGGGGGACGGTTTCGGTGTTGATGGTGG